CGCACAAACTGAGTTTAACCCCCCAGTTCTGCCGTGTGCGGCTTCCACCGTTGGACGGTGGTGTGACGATGCGACGCCACGGGCTAATTTGGCAGCCCGACTCTCAGACCTCTCTCACACCTCTATCTCACACCTCTATGTGTTTGGGTCGAGTCTCAAAAGCAAGACTAGCGGCTACCCCCCCACACGAATCTGGACGTCTCTCGGACGTCAAGCCCAAATGGGATACCAGCTTGTGGCTGTCCCAGGGATGTGCGTTCCTGAATGCAAGTCTATCGCACCCATTCCAGCGCACCCCTGGTAGGTCATCTCGCGTGGTGGTGTAGTCACTAACAAAAATCGTGCTAATGGTCATCGATTTTTGAAGACACCGTGGGCCGCCACCTCACAGTGCCTTATATTTTTGTGGCGTTGTACAGGATGCGCCATCCCCCTCGACGAACACGTCATATTAACAAACAGAGCAGCCTCACAGTGCTGCAAGTGCGAGACGCGGTGCCGCCCACTCTAGTCCGGAAAGCGCTGCACCGGCCGTGCGCATGGCATAGCCAGTGAGCGACTCCAATCCCCGCTCGAACCCTCCACTGGCAAGATAGCCAGCTGCCCCGACTGCAGCCGCTTCAGCAACATCCTCAACGCCGTGGCCCAGCGACTCGGCTGCGGCGGTGATCTGGTGCCAAACGGTGGGCGGGGTCGGCGCATAATGTGTCTGCGACGAGTGGAGGGGGTTGGTTGGGGCGAGTCGGAGACGCCACTGCACTGCGACGGTAACCTGAAGGTTCTTGTTCTGCGGGTTGTAAATAAATCCCGGCTTGAACGCTGCGAACCGCAGGTGTTCACCAGCAGTATAAGTGGTGTCAGACTCGGTACCCCAAACGAACGAGGACTGGGCGGGTGCTAGATTACCCTGCTCGAAGTTAGTGATCTCGCCGTGATGTCCCGGCAGCAAATTGCACTGCTGGGGCCTCATTGCGAGCTCTGCCCCCGAGAGTGTCTTGGGTGCCGTGAAGCTCACTAGATTCTGGAAGTACTCGTAGGTGGTCATGGTCTCCGAGCGCTTGGGGGTCTGCAAAATGTTCTTGCACCTCCCAATGAAGACAGCACCACCAGCATCGGTGAGTGAGTCCACACTAAAGACCTGAAACGAAATCGACCCTGGAACCATTTCGAAATCGTCCATGTCCGTAGTAGGCATGGGCACACTGTACCTGGTCACTGCATTAGCCCCAATGGAGCCAGCGCTGTCGTTCTCAACAAATGCGACAGAGTTGGACCAGCACGTGCGCATGTCGGGCACCCCTGCGTCGAAGGACGCTTGCATGGCCCCCAAAAGCATGTACCTATCGTTGGTGCTGAAGGTTGTGCGAGTGGTGACCATCAAATGGGGCGCCTGAGGCGTTGGAAGCGGCAGATGGCTCGAATCAAAGGCGTTAAATACCCGTCGAGCCATGTGCAAAGGGCTAACCATGCGCTTCCGCAGCGTACCAGCGGTGTTGATTCCTCGCCGGTTGGCACGGGCCTGGGCCCGTTTGCGGTTGCGGGGTGTTGCCCGTCCTCCACTTGTGTTCTGTTTATTCTTCTTTCCATTAGCCATACGACTAACTCGATGTTCGGTCTATATACTTAATTAAATATCCCCGAGTGGTCAGATCGTGGTCAGGCCCATAGCCACGGCCGGGTTGATGGTGCTGGTACGACAACCACCAACCACGAACGTGGCCAGTTCCTTTTCCATAGCGATCTGCATTGAGGGTGGGTAGCCGAAGGCGAGATAAAAGCTGACGCGACAAGCCTGCGTCACGTCCACTCTCTCGCCCGACCTGATTCGGGGGATCTTCGACAACCGTAAGAAGCCGGAGTCTGAGATGCAATACTTGCTGCCAAGGTTGGATTCCTGCCCATTCCGACGGTAGGCCTCATAGTAAGCGCTGTATATGGGCATGTCACCACAAAGAGCGTGACCTCCAACGCCGACCTGATATGCCCACCTGCAATAGTCATCGCGGGTCTGCTCGCCAAGTGCGATCGCATCTTTCGCGAATGCACTGGATGGTTGGCGCACCATGACCCACTCATACCCGGAATAAACAGGCTGCATTTGGCAGAACACCACCTGCTCAAAAACCCGGACAGGTTCCTCCCGCTCCATCTCAAACCCATACTTCAGGAACCAGGCGTTGAGCCCGTCAAGCTTGGGGAGATCCCCTTCGCTAACGAACAAAACGCAGTCGTCACCATTGTTGACAAACTCCGCCTTGATGCCCAGTTCACGGATGTACTCTCTCACGAGCGTGCACATGATAAGACAGTTCCCGAGCGACGTGTTCATGTCCCCACTGGCGCGGGTGCCATGAACCTCATAATCAACTCGATAGCCGTCGATATCTGAGCGGCCTTTGTTATTGAGCTGCTGGTTCAGGAGTGCTATTAATTCTCCATCATAACCAAACAGCCGCTTGTACACGCTGTGCTCCCATTTGAGCGCGTCGCGCGAGACGTGCTGGTCAAACCTGCTGGCGTCAATGCCCACTGCCACAGGCC